GAGGATCATAAGTTTTCAGAGAGTATTATTTCTATTATTGATCCTAATTATTTCGACAACGAGTACATGAGACTCGTTGTTGCTGCTATAAAGGATTACTATGAAAAATATGAAACCATTCCGTCTTATGAAACTATCTTTAATATAATAAAAAGTGAAGTTAGAAGAGAAATTGCTAGAGAATCGGCAACTGAACTTATTAAAGAGGTTAGAGAATCTGAAAATAGAGACTGTTTACACACACAAGATGTTGCCATTAAGTTCTGCAAGCAACAAGAACTTAAGAAGGCTACTCAGAAAATCCAAAAAATTCTAGATGTTGGAGATTTTGATAGATATGATGAGTGTGAAGAATTAGTTAAACAGGCTATATCGGTAGGAACAGAAAAAGACGAAGGAGTTGATATCTTTCACGCTATTGAAGATGTTTTAGCTGATGATTTTAGAAATCCTATACCGACAGGATTGGTAGGTATTGATAACCTTATGGGTGGAGGTTTATCTAAAGGTGAATTGGGTGTTATTCTAGCCGCATTTGGTGTTGGTAAAACAACATTAATCACAAGAATGGCAAACACTGCGTATTTAGAGGGTAAAAACGTAGTACAAATTTTCTTTGAGGATAATGTTAAAGTTATTCAAAGAAAACACTTAACATGTTTTACTGAGATAGAACTAAGTGAGTTGGGAGAAAGAAAGGAAGAAGTAAAAGAATTGCTACCTAGATTCCAAAACTTAGAGGGTAATCTTATTCTTAAGAAAATGTCAAGTGATGGTACTACTATCCCACACATCAAACAATACCTACGTAAATTAATTTCTAGTGGTATTAAACCAGATATAGTATTCGTTGATTACATTGATTGTATCCAACCCACTAAACAATTCAAAGATGAGTATAGTGGTGAAGGAAATGTTATGAGACAATTTGAAACTATGTTATCGGAGTTAGATATTGCTGGGTGGACTGCGGTACAAGGTAACAGAAGTGCGATTGGTGCAGACTTAGTAGAGGCGAATATGATGGGTGGTTCTATTAAGAAAGGACAAATTGGTCACTTTATTCTATCAGTTGCTAAGACATTAGATCAAAAAGAAGAGGGGAGAGCAACATTAGCCATCTTAAAATCTCGATTTGGTAGGGACGGAGTTGTTTTTGACGACATTGTATTTGACAATGGTACGTTAACTATCGACACTAGTGAAAGTACAGATGTAACACTATTACAACATGAAAAAGGACAAAAAAGAAAAGAGTCTGATTTCATTAGTGAGACGATAGCGAAGAAGAGAAGTTCAGTAAATAACAATTAAAATTAGTAAAAGGGTAATTTTTAAATGATTTAACTATGTGAATCATAAAGGGAAAGAAACCCTCTAAAAAAAGAAAAAATTAAAAAAATGGAGTTATCAAACAAAATTTTATCAGACATTACCGTACATATGAAGTACGCAAAATTTCTACCTAAAGAAAACAGAAGAGAAACATGGGAAGAATTAGTCACTAGAAATAAAGAAATGCACCAAAAGAAGTATCCTACAATAAAGGATGAGATTGAAGAAGTGTATAAAATGGTTTACGACAAAAAAATATTACCTTCTATGAGGTCATTACAATTTGGTGGAAAACCTATTGAGATATCACCTAATAGGATATATAATTGCGCATATTTACCTATTGATCATGTTGATGCATTTTCAGAAACAATGTTTTTATTATTAGGTGGTACAGGTGTAGGTTTTTCAGTACAAAAACATCATGTTGATGCGTTACCAGAGATTAGAAAACCAAACCCTAATAGAAGTAGGAGATATCTTATTGGGGATTCTATTGAAGGTTGGGCAGATGCAATTAAAGTATTAGTAGAATCTTATTTTGGTGCTAAATCTTCTACACCAACATTTGACTTTTCGGACATTAGGCAAAAAGGGGCGTTGTTAGTAACATCAGGTGGTAAGGCACCTGGACCACAACCATTAAAAGATTGTATTCATAATATTAAGAAAGTTTTAGATGCTAAAGAAGATGGGGATAAACTATCACCTATTGAAGTACACGATATGGTTTGTCACATTGCAGATGCAGTTCTTGCGGGTGGTATTCGTAGAGCGGCGTTGATTAGTTTATTTAGTGCAGATGATGATGAAATGATTTCTTGTAAATCAGGTGCGTGGTGGGAACTAAACGCACAAAGAGGAAGAGCAAATAATTCAGCGGTACTATTAAGACATAAAGTGACTAAAGAGTTTTTCTTAGATTTATGGAAAAGAATTGAACTATCAGGTGCAGGTGAACCTGGAATTTATTTCTCTAATGATAAAGATTGGGGTACTAATCCATGTTGTGAGATAGGTTTACGACCTTATCAGTTCTGTAACCTATGTGAAGTAAATGCTTCAGATATAGAGTCACAAGAAGATTTTGAAAAAAGAGTAAGAGGTGCTGCGTTTATAGGAACATTACAAGCGGGCTACACTGACTTTCATTATCTTAGAGATGTGTGGAAAAGAACTACACAAAAAGATGCATTAATTGGTGTAGGGATGACTGGTATTGGATCAGGTGTAGTATTAGGTTATGATATGAAATCTGCGGCGAAGGCGGTTAAAGAAGAAAATGAAAGGGTTGCTAATTTAATTGGTATTAATAAGGCGGCTAGAACAACAACAGTTAAACCATCTGGTACATCATCATTAGTTTTAGGAACATCATCAGGTATTCATGCATGGCATAATGATTATTATATTAGAAGAATTAGGGTAGGTAAGAATGAAGCAATTTATACTTATTTATCTATTAATCATCCAGAGTTGGTTGAGGATGAAATTTTCCGTCCACATGATACTGCGGTTATATCTATACCTCAGAAGTCTCCAGAAGGTTCTATTTTAAGATATGAGTCTCCATTTGAATTATTAGATAGAGTTAAAAAAGTGTCACAAGAATGGATTAAATATGGGCACAGAGGAGGACAAAATACACATAATGTATCTGCAACAATTTCTTTAAAAGAAGAAGATTGGGAACTTGCGGGTGAATGGATGTGGGAAAATAGAAAACATTATAATGGTTTATCAGTTTTACCTTATAATGGAGGAACATACCAACAGGCACCGTTTGAAGATTGTGATGAACAAACCTATAATACTATGATGAATTCACTAACTAGCGTTGATTTAACTAAGGTTATCGAATTACAAGATAATACTAACCTATCTGGAGAAGTTGCCTGCGCTAACGGATCTTGCGAAGTTATTTAAATTTAAAAAAAGTAAGGAAAAAAATAAAATTTCCTTACTTTTTTAATTTCACAACATATTTATAAAATGAAACAAATACTTGTGAATTATGAAAAAAATTGAAATGGTTGGTAGAATTTTTGGTAAATTAAAAGTTCTTTCTGAATTACATAAAAACAAAAATGGACATATAAAATATAAATGTGAATGTGAATGTGGTAAAATTAAAGATATTTTTGGTACCCATTTACGTAGCGGAAAAATAGTATCTTGTGGTTGTATTAATAATGTAAATAAAGAAGGTGGTATAAATGGTGAATTATGGTACAATTTAACTAAAAATAAAATATCTAAGAGAATCATAAGAAAAAATTTAAGTTTTGATTTAACAAAAGAATACATATATGATTTATATAAAAAACAAAATGGGAAATGTAATTTATCTGGAATTGAAATTACACTACCGATTAGTTGGAATGATAAAACATATACTGCTTCGTTAGATAGAATAGACAGTAAAAAGGGATATGAAATAGGAAATGTCCAATGGGTACATAAACATATCAATGTGATGAAAAATATTTTTGAGCAAAATATGTTTATATTTTTATGTAATAAAGTTTCTGAAAATCATAAAAACAGTGATTATGATATTGAATTATTAAATAATTTTAAATGGGGTTTAAATACAAAATATTATGAAAGTAAATTGGGGTAATGATGTAACGCTAACATACCAAGTATTGTTGGCGTTTTATAATCAAAGAAAAAATAATTGAT